TTTCGGCAGGGTCAAGGTGACTAGCGGATTTCGTTCACCTGAACTATGTGCAGCTATCGGAAGTTCTGTAAATTCACAACATGCGAAAGCAGAAGCCGCAGACTTCGAAGTGATTGGTGTAGATAATGCTGAAGTTGCTGATTGGGTTAAAATGAACTGCACGACAGATCAATTAATTTTGGAGTTCTATACTCCGGGTGAGCCTAACAGCGGATGGATTCATGCATCTTATGTAGAGTTTAATCCAAGAGCACAATACATGAGAGCCTACAAAGAGAGCGGCAAAACAAAGTATAAACCTATTATTGGCAGAGCTGTAGATCTAGTTTAAATCCAAGACTTTAACTCTTCACCTAAAACTTCAGATGCAATATTTACTTTCTTTCTCAAAGCTTTTACAATTTTTTCGTCAACAGTTTTTTCAGATATCATGTCGATATATGTCACTGATTTCTTTTGTCCAATACGATGTGCTCTGTCTTCTGATTGTAATCTTTTCTCAAGATCATAACCATTTGAGTAATAGATAACTGTATTAGCTGCAGTTAGTGTAATACCATAACCACCTGTTTGTGGATTACCTATAAAGAATCTACAGTTCTCATCATTTTGAAATCTATCAATTGCAGTTTGTCTATCTTCTACAGAAGTTTTACCATAATAAGTAACTACAGAATCATCACCAAACTCTTTTGCAATAGCTTCTTTTATTTTTTCTACATCATAAATATAGTTGGCCCAGATAATTGCTTTACCTTCAGTCTCTTCCAATATACTTAATAAATCTTTTATACGATTACTTTTTATTTCCTGTATTTCATCGTCATCAGATTTTAAGTGACCACATATGATTTGATTTAATCTCATCATTTGAGTTAACACATGGGGAGCTGTAGCCTTCTTACCATTTAATTCAGCTAGAGCCATTTGTTTCATAGTCATATATGTTTTTACTTGTTCTGGTGTAAGTTCAACGTATCTCTTTTGATATATTTTATCAGGTAAATCTAAACAATCTTCTTTCAATACTCTAAAAGAAAAAGGTTCTAATTTAGCAGATAGTTCGGGAATATTTTTATAACCCTTAACAACTTGAAACCTATAACCACCAAAGTTTTTATCAGCAAGTTCTGCATATCTAGATCTAAAAGCGTAGTAAGAAGAGAATCCTAAGAACTCAGGATCTAAAAAATAACATTGCATGTATAAATCTAAAGGTGATTTAGTTACAGGAGAACCTGTAAGTATTCTTCTATACTTTGCGTATTTAGATAATCCTACAATGCCTTTTGTTCTTTGTGCTTTAGGGTTTTTGATAGTAGTAGATTCATCAACAGCCATTAAAGTGTTGTGGCAGTTTAAGAACTTTGCGGCAAAATCAAGGCCTTTCTTTGTCGAAAATGCTTCAACATTTATAACTAGAATATGTAAATCAAAACCTGTTTGAAACAGTTGTTCTAGTTCTTTTTGTTTTTTAGCTGAATTTGAAGGCTCCCATAATACACTAATTGGTTTAATATGTGAAGGTAAATGATTTGGTATTTCTTGCGAAATCCAGTTTCTATACACACCTTTTGGTGCTATAATCATTGCCGCATTTATTTTACCAGAATCATAAAGCATAGCAATATTATCAACGAGAACTTTAGATTTACCAGTTCCCATTTCCATAAAGTATGCAAAAGCTTTTTTGTTATGTGATAACTCTAAAGCTTTAAGTTGATGTTTATAAGGTTTAGTTTTGTATCTATAATGTTTAGTCATAATTTATTTTTTCTTTCTATTGACAAAATATATAATGACAATTATATGAATGTCAAGAAATAAGAATTATGAAAAATAAAATATTTGAATTATACAAACCAAAAAGTTTACAAGAGTTTTTAGACTTTAAAAAAGAAAACCCAAAAGAAGACTTTGTGTATGTGTTGCAACACCCTGCACCAAGTATGAATATTTTATCTGCATCTGACTTTGGTTATTTAGTTATATGTAGACCAAGATATGATAACATCTATTTAAGTCCGGGTCCTTATGTTCAAACAATGAGAAAATGTTTGAAAGATATAAGACCACAAGATTACATTTTATTGATAGGTGATCCTGCAATCATAGGAGTATCATCTGCTATTGTTAGTGATATGACAAATGGTAAATTTAAAATGTTGAAATGGGATAGAAATGAAAGTAGATACTATCCTTTAGAATTTAATTTATATCAGAAAGGAGAAATAGATGAGTGATATAAAACAAATGATGGTCGAAGACTCTAAAGATTTTTTAGATGACTTTGATTCAGAAGACATATCGCAGAACTGTGTTCAATTAAAAAAATTAGAGGATGCAATTTTGCAAAAGGAAGAGGAACTAAAAACCCTCAAAGCAAAAGCAGACAGAATTAGTTCACGTGTGATACCTGAACTTATGCAAGAACAGGGACTATCACAATTGAAACTTGCTGACGGAAGTGCAGTTACAGTTGCTAAAACTTATAACTGTACAATTAACAAAGAACAAATAGAGTCAGCGTATCACTGGCTTCGAGACAATGAACTGGGTGACATCATTAAAAATGAAGTTGCTGTCAGTTTTGGTGTTGGCGAAGATAACAAGGCACAACGTTTGTTGGACCTTGCGGCTGAAAATGGCTATCAGCCTACCACTAAGACAAAGGTAGAGCCTAGCGTTTTAAGAGCCTTATACAGGGAGCGTATCGAGTCCGGGCTCGATATGCCCTCTGATCTTTTTAACTTGTTTATAAAAGATAGAACTAAAATAACTCGGAAATAATAATGGAGGAAAATAAAATGGCTGATGAAATAATGGCTAATGGAAAAGACACATCTTTGGATTTATTCAAAGGTGACCTTGACAAAGGTTTTGAGAACATGGGAACCGATGATATGGCTCTCCCATTTATCAGAATACTGGGTCAACTATCACCTCAAATAACTCAAGGTGATGCAAAGTATATCGAAGGCGCAAAAGCTGGTATGATATACAACACAGTGACCAACGAATTATTCGATGGTCAAAAGGGTATTGAAGTAATACCCTGCTATTACAAGAAAGAGTTTGTAGAATGGAGAGACAGGGGCGATGGTCCGGGTGCTCCAGTTGCAGTTCATAAACCTGATTCTGCAATTATTGCTACAGGTACAAGAGAAGGATCTAAGATTAGATTACCAAACGGTAACTATCTTGAAGAGACTGCATCTTACTTTGTAATGGTTGAAAGTAAAAATGGAGGGATGACACCTGCATTGATTACGATGAAGTCAACACAATTGACTGTAAGTAAAAAATGGAACTCTATGATGAAATCTGTTCAGATTGAAGTGAATGGTAAGTATCATAGACCACCAATGAATGGTGTCGTATACAGGTTGAAATCTAACCTACAGAAGAACGATAAAGGTTCTTGGTATGGTTGGGGTGTAAATCAAGAAAGAGTATTAGGTAATGAAGATAAAACTTTATACTTAAACTCTAAAAAGTTTGCATCTGATATTCAAACTGGTGACGTGCAAACAAAGCATGGTGAAGAAGAGACAGCTAAATCACACTTTTAGTTGAGCAGATGGGGCCTTCGGGCCCCATTAATTATTAAGGAGAAATATGATAGAAGACAGAATAGAAAGATTTAAAAATATATTTGAAGGTTTAGATAGCGCTTACGGACAATATGTAAAAGGTGCACGTGGAGAAAACGGCAAACAAGGTGGTAAGGCTTTTATATTAAGAAAACCTGTAACAAGTGATCTTTGGTTAAAACACTTGCAAGGATTTGAACCTGCATTAGGAATTATTCCAATAAACAAAGACAATAAATGTAAGTGGGGTTGTATTGATATAGACGACTACACTTTAAATCACAAAGAGCTTATTAAACAAATTAGAAATTATAAATTACCACTGATAGTATTTAGATCTAAATCCGGTGGAGCACATGTATTTTTATTTATGAAAGAATTTACAAGTGCAGAAGTAGTACAAGATTATTTAAGAAAAGTTGCAAAAGCTTTAGGAAAAGAAAGTTGTGAGATATTTCCAAAACAAACAGAAATATTAATTGATCGTGGTGACATAGGTAATTTTTTAAACTTACCATACCACAATGGTGACGATACACTTCGTTATGCAATTGATGACGAAGGAAATGCGTTAAATTTATATGGATTCTACTCAATGTATGATCAGTATTCTTGTAATGAGGATCAACTCAAAGATGTAAAAATAGAAACGCCTCAGAAACAGGAAGCGTTTGAACAGGGACCTCCTTGTTTAAATGCATTAGCCGAACAAGGCTTCGGCGAAGGAGGTAGGAACAATGCTCTATTTAATATTGGTGTTTTCTTTAAGAAAGCAGATCCAGATAATTGGGAAGATCTTATTGAAAGTGCCAATATTAAGTATATGAACCCACCTTTAAAATCACCAGAAGTACAGGCTGTAATAAAATCTCTAAACAAAAAAGGTTACGACAAATACAGATGTAAAGAACCACCAATAAAAGATGTGTGTAAATCTGGTTTGTGCAGAACTAAAAGACATGGTGTAGGTTTTGATGATGAGCATATGCCAGAATTACATAGTTTAACAAAGTTTAATTCAAAACCACCACAATGGTTTTTAACAATCGGTAATGAAAGTAAAAGTCCAAGAATAGAACTAACAACAGAACAATTATATTCTCCTGTTGAATTTGCAAAAGCATGTTTGGATCAAGCTAATTTAATTATACCAACTGTAAAAGCACAAGATTGGAGACAGTTGTTTTTAAAACCTTTGATACAAAATGTAATTACAAATGAACCTTTGGAGTCACTAGATAACATGACACAATTATCTACACTGATATTTGAATTTACTACAAATAGATCTAAGGCAAGAACTAAAGAAGACATACTAAACAAAACTGCGTGGACAGATGAGCAGAATGAATACACTTATTTTAGATTGTCAGACTTTTATTCTTTTGCAAAAAGAAATAACTGGGAATTAGATAAAACTAAAACAGGTAACTTAATAAAACAGATGAAAGAATTTGTAGGTGAGCCTAGAATGGAACTTAAAAATTCTAGACCTAGAGTTATACAAATTACTACAATGAAATCTGTTGAACCAAGTGTGAGTAAGAAAACATATGCCGAAAATCATTTCTAAAGCTAATGTAATACTGGAGTTACACGCAGGTTGGCTGTGGGGTAATGGACAAAAGAAAGAAGCAATGGAGTGTTTAAAGCAAGCTAACAATGATAAAAGATGTAATGTTAGTAGAGCAAATTTAATTAGAGACAAGAAAGGAAAGTTTATAAGATATGAAGACAATAATATTAGGTCCACCGGGAACAGGAAAAACAACAACTCTGTTAAACTTGGTTGATGATTTTTTATCAAGCGGAGTAAAACCAAATAAGATAGGTTATTTTTCTTTTACTAACAAAGCAGCTGATGAAGCAATAGATAGAGCTGTAAAAAGATTTCAGTTAGATGAAAAGAAAGAATTGACTTATTTTAGAACTTTACACTCTATGGCTTTTAGAGCTTTGGGTGCAAACAAAGATAGAATGATGCAATCTCAAGACTACAAAGAGTTTGGTAAACTTTGTGGTATACCAATTAAGAAAGCATATTATTCACAAGACGATGGTGTGTTTGATTCTGATAATGAATATTTAAAAATTATAAACAATGCTAGAGTGAAGAACATAGATGTTATGGAAGAATACGATCGTAATGTCCACAATCTAGATATTGAAAGAAATACTTTAATACTAATAGATCAAGAACTTAAAAAGTTTAAAAAAGAAAGAGGAATGAAAGACTTTACAGATTTACTTGTGGAGTTTGTAGAAAAAGATTTAGGACCCAATTTGGACGTTTTAGTTATTGATGAGGCACAAGACTTATCTGCAGCTCAGTGGGCTATGGTTCGTTGTATGTGGGACAAGGCAGAGAAAACTTACATTGCAGGAGATGATGACCAAGCTATTTTTCAATGGGCCGGTGCTGACATCTCTCACTTTATAGCCCTAAAAAATGAAGTAGATAATATAAAAATATTAGATCAATCATATCGTATTCCGGGTGGACCTATACATGAATTATCTCAAAGAATCATCTCTAAAGTGTCTGATAGATACGCAAAAGAATATAAACCAAGAGAAGAAGAGGGAATATTAGAATACTATACGGATCTGACACAAGTTGATATGTCATCTGGTCAATGGCTTGTCTTATCTTCAGCCAACTATTTTTTAGAAGATGTAAAAGATTTGTGCGAAATTCAAGGATGGTATTTTTCACATCGTGGAAAAAATTCGATATCATTAGAATTACTTCTTGCAATCAATAATTGGGAAAGATGGCGAAAAGGTGGCAGTTTATCTTACCTTGAGATCAAAAACATTTACAGATTTTTAGGACCCTCTGTTGCTCCCGGATACAATTCTGGAAAGACTTTAAGATCAGATGATAGATACACAATTGAAGATTGCAAATTAAATCATGGTCTGTTAAAAACAGAAGTGTGGTACGATAGTTTTCAAAAACTATCAAGCACAGAGGAGAACTACATAAGAAACATGTTAGCAAAAGGAGAGAAGATAAATCAAAATCCACGTATTACTTTATCAACTATTCATGCCGCAAAAGGTGGTGAGTGTGATAATGTTTTAATACTTCCTGATCTATCAAACGCTGCTGTCAAATCTTATGACAATGATCCTGATGAAACACACAGACTTTTTTATGTTGGTGTAACACGAGCTAAAAAAGGTCTACATATTATTGAACCAAGAAACACAGATAAGGCGTACATACTATGACAAACAAAGACATATTTAAAGATGTGTTCCCACAAGATAAACAGATAGGAGGGAGTCACTATAAAAATTTTCGTATTCAACCTTACGAATTTATTTCAAAGAATGATTTATCGTTTTTTCAAGGCAACGTTGTGAAATACGTTTGTAGATATTTGCATAAAAATGGTATAGAAGACTTACAAAAAATAATTCACTACTGTGAGTTAGAAATTAAAAAGATGAAAGATACTAAATAATGCAGACACCAATGATCTTTAGACCTCAAACAGAATGGGTTCCACCAGAAGAGTTTCCTGATTTTTCTAAAGCAGATATTATCGCAATAGACTTAGAGACTTGTGATCCTCAATTAAAAACACACGGAACGGGAAGCGTTGTGGGTAGAGGATATGTTGTAGGTATTGCCGTAGCTGTAGAAGGTTGGAAAGGATACTTTCCTATTGCACACGAAGCAGGTGGTAACATGGACAAACAATTAGTTTTAAGATGGTTTAAAAAATTATTAGAAACTCCTGCAACAAAAGTATTTCATAATGCAATGTACGATGTTTGTTGGATACGATCTATGGGTTTTAAAATCAATGGTAAGATTGTAGACACAATGATTGCTGCATCATTAGTTGATGAGAATAGGTTTTCATACACATTAGATTCTCTAGGTAAAGAATATACAGGTATCGGTAAGAATGAATCAGAATTAAAACAAGCAGCTAAAGAATGGCAGATAGATGCTAAAGCAGAAATGTGGAAGTTACCTGCGATGAATGTTGGTGAATACGCAGAGCGAGATGTAATGGTTACATTAAAACTTTGGGAACGTATGCAGGTTGAAATGAATAAACAAGATTTAAATAAAATTTTTGATATTGAAACAAGATTGTTTCCTTGTTTAGTAGATATGAAATTTAAAGGTGTAAGAGTAGATATAGAAAAAGCAACACAAACTCGTAAAAGTTTAAAAGATCAAGAAGAGAAAATACTCAATAAAATCAAGGGTTTATGTGGTCTTGATGTAGAAATACACGCAGCAAGATCTATTGCTAAAGCATTTGATAAATTAAACATACCTTATGATAAAACTGAAAAAGGTAATCCTAGTTTTACAAAAAATTTTTTATCAACACATCCACATGAACTTGCTAAATTAATTAATGAAGCTAGAGAAATAAATAAAGCTAACTCAACTTTTATAGAAACAATTTTAAAGTTTGAACACAAAGGTAGGATACACGCTGATATTAATCAGATAAGATCGGATAGTGGTGGAACAGTAACTGGACGTTTTAGTTATTATAATCCAAACCTACAACAGATCCCTGCACGTAATCCTGTATTAGGTCCTATGATAAGATCTATTTTTATACCAGAAGAAAACCACAAGTGGGGTTGTTTTGATTACTCACAACAAGAACCAAGATTATTAGTTCACTATGCTTCATTACAAAGATTGGATGGTGTATCGGGGATCGTGGATGCTTATCGTGAAGGTAACGCGGACTTCCACCAAGCTGTTGCTGACATGGCGGACATTGAAAGAAAACAAGCCAAGACAATCAATCTTGGAATTATGTATGGTATGGGTAAAAATAAATTGATGGCTGAACTTGGTTTGATGCAAGAGTCGGCTGAAAAACTTTTAAAACAATATCACCAACGTGCTCCATTTGTAAAACAATTGATGCAAGCTGTATCGAGACGTGCAGAAGATAATGGAAGAATAAGAACTTACGGTGGTAGATTATGTCATTTTGATTTTTGGGAACCTTATGAATTTGGTTTGAAAGCATTACCAAGAAAGCAAGCTGAATTGGAATATGGTCCGGGTATCAAAAGAGCAGGCACTTACAAAGCTCTAAACAGACTAATTCAAGGTTCTGCAGCTGACATGACTAAAATTTCTATGGTTGCTTTATATGAAAATGGTGTTTTACCACACATACAAGTTCATGATGAACTTGACATTTCTGTATTAGATGATCAACAAGCTACAGAAATTATAAAAATAATGGAAGAAGCAGTTGCATTGGAAGTACCAAATAAGGTAGACTATGAATCCGGAGAAAACTGGGGTAATATAAAGGCTGGAAAATGATCTATGGCTTATTTAAATGCAAACATACCACCTATCTATGCACAGATAAGGAAGGAATATTTATATGATCTTAAAACTCATCGTGGCGAAGTTGAAGACTGTATTGTTTTCGGCATCAGTGCGATCACTGGTCGTGCAATTTTGTGGCACGCAATTATGGAAAATGGTGCGGTCTTCTACCGTCTACCGATATCTGCGTTTATACAAAAAGGTTTTGAAGAAAAAGAAGTTCCTAGGCGTAGACTTGATGAGCTTCAGTTATGGAATTGTTTTAGTTATTATCCTGCTGTTACTTCTTGGGACATATTAGACGGACAATCTGGTAAGTATATTGGTAAAGATAAAAAATGGCATTCAGGAAAGTATTTATTTACAGTTGACTTTGCACATCCAGAGAGTAACATAGTAGACACTGATCATTCAGAGATTCCGCACGAACACAAGTGCGCACACATAATTGCCTTAGATGATGGTAATTTTGCAGCACAACCAAATAATAGATGTATATGGGATATACCTTCTTTTACTGTAAAAGATACTATCCCAGATTGGAAAGTGCAGACTTCTGAATGGAATGTTGAAGATAGCAGAGCTTGGCGTACAGAAGATACGGATAAGTTCTTCTATGAAATCGAGGAGAAAAAAAATGATTAAAAAAGTAAAAGAACTGGCGGCACACTACTGGATAGACCACAAAGTTGAAGTGGCTATCTTTGCTATTTTA